GGTGTCAAAGGTATTAACAGAGGTTATTTAATAGCCAAAATTGCAAAAACTTTCTACAATGAATACATGGAGGCACCAACACCCCATGGTTAAGTATCTGAAAGAAATCACCAAGTGGGATGAGGATATCCCCAACCACACTTATATGGTGGATGAAAAAGGTAACCTTGTTGGTTACATCAAAACTGGAACTAAAGAGGAGATTATCTTTAAATCTCCAATGAAACAGTTCTCCAAATCCCATAGAAAATTTATTGAACTCAAGGGTTGACAATGACCCTCACTTTTTTATATACTTAAAACATGATGAATGAAACACTAAAAAACCAAAAAGACACTCTTGCAAAATTAATGGCAACTGAAAACCTTACAGTTGTTCATAAGAAAATACAAACTGCATACTTCGATGTTAAGAATAGGATACTTGCTTGTCCTATCTTTAAAGAAGACATGTCTCCTGAACTCTATGACTTGTTCATGGGTCATGAAGTAGGACATGCCCTTCACACTCCACTAGAAGGTCTACATTCAACTCTAACAGAGAACAAGACCCTAAAGGGTTACCTCAATGTGATTGAAGATGTAAGGATTGAGAGTGCAATTAAAAACAAATTTACAGGTCTTAGAAAGTCATTCTTTAAAGCTTACAATGAATTAATGGATATTGACTTCTTCCAATTAAAAGGAAGAAACTTAGAAGAACTTTCATTGATTGATAAAATCAACTTGATTACTAAAGTTGGTTCTAGGGTTAACATCAACCTTACTGATGAAGAACAAGTCTTTCTTGACATGGCATATGAATGTAAGACTTGGGAAGATGTTGTAGAATGTGCAAAAGCAATTTATGAATGGTCTAAAGAGAATGAGACTAGGGATGAAAATGATGAGTCAATCGTTCCCACATCTTATCAGTATGATGAATCTGACTTTGATGAAGATGAAATGGAAGAGTATGATGAATCTGACTTTGATGAAGAGGATGATGATACTGAAAACACTTCAGGTGAATCTGAACTAACTGATTCTCTTCCTGACATTGACACTTCAGAAATGAAGGACACTGGTGAGTCAGTAGAGACAGAAGTAGATGAAGATGAAGACATCAAAAACACTGGTGAAAAAAGAGACGGTGGAGCAGGTGCAAATCAGTTTGATGATGATGACGGTGCAAGGGAAGCTCTGACTGAACACTATGCACATGAGAATGAAGAAATGTTTATTTCTGAAAATGCAGCTGTCAGAACTCATCTTAATATGAAAGATGTCTATAAAGAACTAGATGTAGAAAAAATTGTAGTTCCTTACAAAAAAGTTCTTTCTGACTGGTCAAGATTTTGGGTAAAACATGAGAATGGTCGCATAACTCAAGACGATGACATCATTCTTGGTCTTAAAAGAGCAAAACATACTGCAAAAAAAATTCAAAACAAAAACAAAAAAGTTGTCATGCATATGGCAAAAGAATTTGAAATGAGACAGACTGCATTGAAAAGTGTCAAAGCTTATCAAGGTAAAACTGGTAAGTTAGATATGAATCTACTTGCAAAATATCAGATTGTTGATGATGTATTCAAAAGAGCAACTTATCTTCCTGAAGGTAAGAATCATGGTATTACTGTTCTACTTGATTGGTCAGGTTCTATTAGTAGAGAGGCAGCTGACCTATTAGAGCAAAGTATCATTCTTGCAGAGTTTTGTAGAAAAACAAGTATTCCCTACAGGGTTTATCTTTTCTCAGATTGTTATTTTCCTAGAAATGGTGATTATGTAGATTGGTTAAATAGACCTGTTTCACTAATTGAGATTATGTCTAATGAAATGACAAATAGACAACATCAAGAAATGATGATTAACATTGCATCACTTTGGAATAATTTTTGGTTGGCAAACTTCTCTAACAGAAAAGGTTATGATAAAATTATCGAGACCTACAACGATATGTTTGGTGAAGTTGACTACATGTGTCCTGAGACAACTCGTGGGTATCTACACTTTTCAACCTATTGTAGACCTAGTGGTTATGATTTAGGTGGAACTCCTTTGAATTCATCCATTGTTGCACTGAGAAAACTTCTTCCTATTTTCAACAAGAAGTATGGAATTGAGAAATCAATTCTGACTGTAGTCACAGATGGTTATTCTCACGATTGTGAAGCATTGAGACCTTCTGAAAAAGAAAAGAATGATTATAGAGAACAAGCTGATGATGCTTGGAGTAATTGGACTAGAGAGATAATTGATGATGAAAACAACAAAGTATATGAGTATTCAAAAAAATCACAATATAGACAAGGATTTGATGTGACTCAGAATCTACTTTCATGGGTTGAAGACACTACAGGTGTTCAGATTGCAGGTTACTTTGTCCTTTCGAAAAAAACTGACCTCTATAGTTTGATGCACTCTGCTGATGTTAACGTAGATACTGAACTTCTATGGAAAGATGTCAGAAACAATGGTGCAGTAGTGAAGTGTAAAGGTTACAGTAAACTTTTTATCACTACACCTAAGTCACTTGGTGTTGATTCTGAAGACACTTTGTCTGACGATTATATCGATGCAAAAAAAGTAAGAGTGTTAGCAGCTTTCAAAAGAAATCAGAAAGCAAAAACAACTTCAAGATTTTTAACTAATGAGTTTATAAAGGAGATAGCATAATGGAACCATTAAGAGTTGACCCTAGTTATTATCAGACCTTCCCTGATAGTTCTAGTTTATTAGCAGATGCAATACAGGAAGTAGGCCCTTCACCTTGTCAGAAATTTAATTGTGATAAGTGGAGTCAGTGTGCAAGTGAGAAAGTCGAATGTAAGGCATTCAGAGTTTGGACTAACAATGGTGTTGGAGTGTATGAGAGACACTTAGTGTTAAAGAAAGATGGAACTCCAAGGGAAAAACCTATCCAAGATGCAGTGGGAATTCTGTTGCAACCTATTAAATGATTGATTTAAAAGGTAATTTATTTTCATTATTTTTTGAAAAACTATTGACAGTGACCTCTACTTTTTTATATACTAATAACTGATGAGAAAAAAAGGAGACTTATTATGAACAAAAGAACTTATAACCGTTCTGAGTCCGTTGTAGTAAACGGCAAACCCTTCCACTTTACCCCTGATAGAAAGGAGTTCTTGGAAACACTTCAATCTTCATATCCCAATAAGGTTGAATTTACTAAAGAGGAATTAAATACTGTTGGAGATTTCCCATACTGGGTCAAGTCTGCAAGGTATGACTTCAATCAAGGTAATGGGATTTTTAATCTATCCCAAGTTATGGGTAATGTAGTTGCAATGACTACACCATCCAAACCTAGAAGTTTTTCAATTCCTGCAAAACCAGTTTCTAATATGCCTGTTGCAGCTCAGACTGAAACATTGAATGTGTTGGAAGATAATATCAAAATCATTCCTGAGAAGATGTCGAACTACGTTCCTTTTGGACACTTCAAAGATATTGATAATATTATCAAGTCTAAAATCTTCTTTCCAGTATTCGTGACTGGTCTTTCAGGTAATGGTAAAACATTGATGATTGAACAAGTGTGTGCAAAACTGAAGAGGGAACTCTACAGGGTCAATATCACCATCGAGACAGATGAAGATGATTTGATGGGTGGACACACTCTAGTCAATGGTAACATTACTTTCAGAGAAGGCCCTGTTATCAAAGCAATGAGAAAAGGTGCAGTCCTTCTCTTAGACGAAGTTGACTTGGGTTCTAACAAACTAATGTGTCTACAATCAGTTCTTGAAGGTAAAGGATACCTAATCAAGAAAACTGGTGAGTGGGTGTCACCTAAAGAAGGTTTCACTATTCTTGCTACTGCAAATACTAAAGGTCAAGGTTCTGAAGATGGAAAGTTCATTGGAACTCAAATCATGAACGAGGCAATGTTGGAAAGGTTTGCAATCACAATGCAACAAGAATATCCACCAGTGACTACTGAAAGAAAAATTCTTTCAAAAGAAATGGAATTGACTGGAGACGTTGACGAAGAGTTCGTGACCAAACTAGTAGACTGGGCAGACATAATCAGAAAGACTTTCTACGAAGGTGCAATTGATGACGTTGTCACTACTAGAAGACTGGTTCACATTGTGAATGCATACAGAATGTTTGGTGACAAACTTAAGTCCATTCAAATGTGTATCTCAAGGTTTGACGAAGATACTAGGACTGCAATCCTAGACCTCTACACCAAGATTGATGCAGGGGTTGACTTAAATGCAGAAAACCCTGTTGACGAAAACGACTCATCAGAGTATAATGAATCTTATGAGTAAAAATATTAACTACAAGTATAATGAGGACAAACTCCTGAAGGAGTTTTCCTCGTATCTTGACCAAACCTATGACCAACACTATAGTTTAAATCAGTTCCAAGCTACGGAATTTATTTTAGATAGTGGTCATGGTGAGGGATTCTGTATTGGCAACATACTTAAGTATGCACAACGATACGGTAAAAAAGATGGGTATAATCGTAAGGATTTGTTGAAGGTCTTACACTACGCTCTTATTGCTTTACATAACCATGACCTTCAACACGAGGAAAAAAAATAGTGATGAAAATATCTACCAATACAAGGAGTGTTCTCAAAAACTTTTCTACGATTAATTCAGGAATTAGAGTGAAATCAGGAAACAAGTTGGAGACCATTTCACAAATGAAAAATATTCTTGCAGTGGCAACGGTGAATGAAAGTTTCCCTCAAGATTTTAGTATCTATAACCTACCTGAATTTCTTGGTGCAACCTCTTTAATGGAAGACCCTGAATTTCAATTTGGTGACAGTTCTATGACTGTTGCAGATAACAATACAACTATGGCATATTTTTATGCAAGTGATGGTATGGTGACTGCACCTGAAAAGATGATTACAATGCCTGATGCAGAAATTGGGTTTGATATCAGTTCACAATTATTAGGTGACCTTAACAAAGCTGCAAGTGTCTTGAATGTAAATGACCTAGTTCTAGAATCAGACGGAACAAAAGTTACACTTACTGTAAAAGATAAAAAGAATGCAGCTTCTAATACATTCTCTAGGATTGTAGGAGAAAATACTACAGGGGTAAAATACTCTATGAACTTCAAAATTGAGAACTTGAAGATTTTAGATGGAAACTATAGTGTCTTAGTTTCATCAAAAGGTATTTCACACTTCAAGAATAAAGACATTGATTTAAATTACTTTATTGCATTAGAACCTGATTCAAAATACAATGTCTGAACTATATAATATAGTAGTGTTTAGAGAATCCAGTCTCGGCTCTTTACACGGGAGTAGTCCAATCTCATCATCCTTCTTTGGGGGACTACACGTGAATTCGGTGGGGAGTTCACATCTATGAACGAATTCTTATTTGTAGAAAAATACAGACCTCAAACAATTGAGGATACCATACTACCTGAAAGACTTAAACAAACATTTAAAGAGTTTGTAAAACAGGGTGAGATACCAAATCTTATGTTGTGTGGTTCTGCTGGTATCGGTAAGACCACTGTTGCAAAAGCATTGTGTAATGAACTTGGTGCAGACTTTATCGTAATCAATGGTTCAGACGAAGGAAGATTGATTGATACACTTAGAACCAAAATCAAAAACTTTGCATCAACAGTTTCACTAAGTGGTGGCCCTAAAGTTGTTATTCTAGATGAGGCAGATTATATCAGTGCAGAAAGTGTTCAACCTGCACTACGAAATTTTATAGAAGAGTTCTCTTCAAACTGTAGATTCATATTCACTTGTAATTATAAGAATAGAATCATTGTCCCTCTACACTCTAGAACAACAGTCATTGACTTTACAATGACACCTGATGATAAACAAAAACTTGCAACTCTTTTCCATAAAAGAATTATGGAAATCTGTAGTCTTGAGAATATTGAATATGATGAAAAGGTTTTGGTTGAACTGGTTATTAAGTTCTTCCCTGATTTTAGAAGATGCATCAATGAGGTTCAGAGATATGGTGTTAGTGGTGTAATTGACAGTGGTCTTCTTGCAACACTAAGTGAAGAAAAACTTACACCATTGATTCAAACACTACAAAACAAAAACTGGTCTGCAATGAGAAAATGGGTTGGTCAAAATTCTGATAATGATTTCAATACACTTTATCGTAAAGTGTTTGATGCACTCGAACAGAAACTTGAACCATCTTCAATTCCAGCTGTAGTTCTTATCATTGCAGATTATCAACACAAGTCTGCATTTGCAATGGATAGTGAGATTAACTTTGTTGCATGTCTCACTGAAATAATGTCGGAGTGTAAATTTAAGTGAGAGAAAAGGAGTATAAACAACTACTTCCTTTTGACCCAAATAAAAAAGTATTAGACCAATTTGGTTGGAATCCTGTTTCTGTTGTTAAACCAACTAAGTCATCTAAAAAGATGTGGAGTCGTGCCTATCTAGACAATGTCGAATATAGAAGAGGGGAAGACATTGAGTATCTTGCAGGATTAAAGTTTAGTGAATTTCATGCTGGTATGGCAGAAAACATTATTCACTATTGGTCAATGAAGGGTGCAAAAGTTGTCGACCCATTTGCAGGAAGACTAACACGTGCATATGTAACTTCAAGTCTCGGTAGAACTTATGAAGGATACGATGTCGTTCAAAGAACCGTAGATGAATCTAACAAAGTTTTAACTGAAGATAACTTAAATGGAATCATCCATGTTGGAAATGGATGTGTCATGGAGAAGACGGAATCAGAAACAGCTGACTTAGTATTTACTTGTCCACCATACCACCAATTAGAAAAATATGAATCTGTCGATTCCCAATTATCAGACATAGGAAGTTATGATGACTTCCTTACACAGATAGATATATGTGCAGAAAACTGTCACAGAGTGATGAAAGAAGGTGCATTTTGTGTATGGGTTGTGGGTGATTGGAGAGAGAAAGGCATTTACAGGTCTTTCCACTCTGACCTCATTACTATCATGCAAAATCAAAAACTAAAACATCATGACACTATAATTATGGAGAACCAGTCACCCTTTGCATCCCTTCAACTAGGAAAGGTTGCAGCTAATCGTTATACAAGTAAGATACATGAATTCATACTTGTATTTAAAAAAGAGGGTATACTAAATCCTGTATCTCATGATATAATGGATAACATAAACTTGGAGGCTTTTTATGGGACAATATAATGATAAAGTAGAGAGACAGAGAATTCTCTTAGAAGCAGAAGAATGGGCAAAGGGGTTAAAATCCATTCATGCACATTCTCTTAATTCAATGTGGTATGACACAAGACCACAAGATACACTTGAAGGTGGTGTGTTAGACGTTACTTTTAATGATGAATCTATCAAACGAGAACTAAAAAATGGTGAGATTGTTTGGATGAATGGAGATAAAAAAACTGGTGATGAACTTATTGACCATTATGTCAGAACCGTATCACCAACTCAAACACAATCACTACTTAAATAATAATGGATAAGACTAATCCTTTTGACTTTGTCAAGTCAGTGTCACATACAAAAAAAGACATCATGTTTGATGAAGTCGAGGAGAAGTCTTACGCTCCTTTCTTAACCAATAAAGCATTATCTTATCACCAAGATTCGATATTCTTCGCTAATGAAATCAATTGTAGACACAGTCTAGATAACCGTCTTCAATACTCGTTTTTTCTAAATACTCTAAGAAAAAGAAATCGTTTTTCTAAGTGGGAGAAACCCTACATTAGCACAAAACTCGATGTAATTAAAGATTATTATCAGATATCAACTAGAGAAGCACAAGACTACATGACACTTCTATCTGATAAAAATATTCGTGAGTTGAAGAAAAGAATGAACATTGGTGGTAAGAATAATGGATAACCTAGAACAACAAATACAAGACCTAGTCGAGGTCACATTTCCCGAAAAGGATGACTTTTTAAAGATAAGAGAGACTTTGTCTAGAATTGGTGTAGCTTCACGAAGAGAACAAGAACTATTTCAATCATGTCATATCCTGCACAAACGTGGAAAATACTATATTGTGCATTTCAAAGAATTATTTAAACTTGATGGTAAACCTACTAATATCGATGAAAGTGATATTGGTAGAAGAAATACCATTGTTAAACTATTAGAACAGTGGAAATTGGTGAGTATTGTGGATAAATCGAAAACAGAAGAACCACTAACACCACTTTCACAGATAAAGATTATTCCCTTCAAAGAGAAAAACCAGTGGAAACTTACAACTAAGTATTCCATCGGTTCTTCAAATTGATAAATACTTTACGTAAAAAGTCTAGGAGGCTAATATGTTTCAAGGAATCATAGACTTTGTTATGGGAATATGGAACTTATTGATGATTGTCCCTGTGGTAATCTCAATCTGTTCTGTAGTTGTAGCTCTTACACCTACACCTGTCGATGACAAAGTGTGGGCAAAGGTCTACAAATATTTGGAAGTCTTAGCTCTTGCTGTTGGTAAGGCAAAAGACAAAAATCCATTATTGGATAAATAATTAATCTACTAGTAGGAGGCATATTATGGATAACGGCGCAATTATCTTTATTGTTGTAGTTGTAGCTTTGTTTGCATTCTTTATGTTTAAAGATAAAGGCAAACAGGTTAATGTGAAAACATCTGCATCAAAACCAGTAGAATCTGCACCAGTTAAGAATGTTCCTTCAGCTGCAGAACTCAAAAAGTTGACCAAAAATCAATTGATTGATTTAGCTGAAAGAAAAAATCTTAAGGTGAAAAAATCAGGTTCTAAGGCATCTGTTATTACAGAAATAAGAAATCAGATGAAGTAAACCTACATCTATGAGTATTATAAAGGGGTCAGCAAGACCCCTTTTTTTTGCCTAGAAAAAACCTAAAACTATAAATAGAAGTATGGAATTTATATTGACACTTATTCGTGACGTTGGAACACCCATTGCAATGGGTCTAGTCATGAGTTATTTTATATTCCTTGTAATGAAACAAATCCTACAAGGGATAGTGGATAGTATAAAAACTCTTACAATTTTTTGTGAGGGTTTAGAAAATCGTGCAAGAACGATGTCAAATGAATTAGTGAAAATTGACCTTTTAGTTTCATCTGCACTAGAACTAAAACCTGATATTGACCGTATAGCACGTGCAGAAAATTTTATAGAGGATGGAAAACTAGACGTTAGAAGAGACTAGGGACAATATGGAAACTGATATAGCAAGTATAGTAAGTGAATATGGGTTTCCTGTAGTTATGATGGTGGGTCTTGGATACTTTATATATTTTCTTTGGAATTTTATAAATGACGAGATAGACCCTCATATTGAAAAAATGCATTTTACACTCATTAGAGTAATAGACCAAGTAAGAATGCTTGACCAAGATTTAATACGACTTCAACAAAAGGTAAACGTAGTTTTAGAGTATAAGAATAGAGATAAATTGAAGTCGGAAGGAGAAAACAAAAAGAATGATTAAGAAAGATTGGGAACTGTTAAAGAAACAGCAAGGGTCAAATATTTGGAGTGGTTTGGATATGTTTAGAGCCATGTGTTTCGGTGTTATCATCGGAATCTTTATGGGTTTAATTATTGCATTTCCAGTCCATGCAAATCCAATCGTATTTCAATTTAAAAATCCTTCCTTTAGTGGGGTAGGAACGGGTTCTCATTATCTTACAATTGAAAACCAAGAGTTCTCAAGGAAGAAACAAATAGAGGATGCTTTGGAGGCAGCACGTAAAGCTGCAGAAAGAGAAGCAGATAACTCCACACTTTCAAAGTTTATTAGAAACTTAGAGAGTAGAATTTATGCACAGATGGCTAAACAATTAGTAGAGTCAATGTTTCAAAATGACAGTGCAGTAAGGTTTGGTTCATTTGTATTAGAAGGTTCCACAGTAACCTATGAAGTGATCACTCAAGCAGACGGAAGTGAAAGTATTAGAATGACTATAGTTGGGCCCGATGGGACTGAAACAGTAATAGAGATTCCAATAGGAACAGGATACTTCGGGAGTGATTATGGGACGACTACTGACGGGGGTTAGTCTTTTATATCTTGTCCTTTTAACAGGTTGTGCATCTGTCCCTCGTTGGTCAGATAATCCACAAGATTGTGACCCCTCAACATGGGGCCCCGAATACAATCATGATTTAGTGAATTACGCTGCCGCTGCTGGTAGAACATTTGAAAGAGCAATGCCTTTTATTTGTGTAGATGACCCTGAAGTAATTAAACTTCCTTCTTATATTGAACTACTAACACTACCACCATCAGAGACTATGCCTGTGGTTGCAGTATATCAGTTTCAAGATAAAACAGGACAAAGAAAATCAGAACAAAATATTGCATCGTTTTCAACGGCAGTTACCCAAGGTGGAACTGAGATGTTAATCGATGCACTTAAAACTGCTGGACAAGGAACTTGGTTCAGAGTTGTAGAGAGACAAGGACTGGACAATCTAGTCAGAGAAAGACAAATTATACGTAGTGGAAGACAAGAAATTGCAGAAGCTATGGGAGAAGAAGCACAAGGTATACAACCTCTTTTATTTGCAGGGATGATAATAGAGGGGGGAATAATTGGGTATGACAGTAATTTATTAACTGGGGGTCGTGGAGCACGATACCTAGGTATAGGAATGAGTAGACAATATCGAAAGGATGCAGTTACAGTATCAGTTCGTGCAGTTTCCGTTCTTACTGGTGAAGTTTTATTAAACGTCCAAACACGTAAGACTATATTGTCTTATGGTGGAGCAGGAGACATCTTCAGATTTATAGAAGAAGGAACTCGACTTGTAGAATATGAGGACGGAGTGGGTAATAATGAATCAGTGACTTTTGCAACTAGGTCTGCTATTGAAGCAGCCGTTTACGAAATGATTCAACAAGGAAACCAAAGAGGATTTTGGTCTATTGGAGAATCTCAGGAGAAAAAAGGATGAAGAAATTTTTATTAACATTTACTACATTATTGGTGATAAGTTCATCTCTTTCTGCACAAGCAACTGATGATAACGAAATCAATATAGAGCAAGTTGGTGATACACTAACACTTTATATTGACCAAGTGGGTTATGGTAACAAGATAGGGTTGGACAACTTTTCAAGTAGTTCAAGTGCTATGCCTATTACTGGAACTTCATTAACATTCGATATTGATCAGATTGGTAATGAAAACTTACTATATGGAACATTGACAGCCGATTCATCAACATATAATCTTCTTTTCACAGGGGATGGAAATATATGGGATTGGTTAATAGGTGATACTGGGTCATCAGACTCATCAACAATTGATGTAGACATTACTGGTGATTCTAACACTATGGATTTTGACCAAGGTAGTTTGTTTAGTGCTGAAAGATTGGACTTTGATTTTACACTTTTAGGTTCGTCTAATGTGTTTGATGTTGACATTGAGGCTGATGATGTTATTTGGAACTTCGATATAACAGGAGCTTCAAACAACGTTTTAACACTTCAAAAAGATGGTGCATATAATGAAATTAATTTCACGTTAGATGGTGATTCAGCTGACATTGATATTAAACAATTAAGTGGCACTTGTCCATCAGGTGTAAGCACTTGTTTTGGTGTTATAACTTTAGATGTTACCTCAGATAATGCAGTTATTCAGATTAACCAAAAAGACAACGCTAACGATAGTTAGTCTTCTATTCTCCTTTGGGTGTTTTGCAGAAGACCCCATTGGAGAAGTAGAGGAGTTCACAGGAATAGGGGCACTACTTAGAAGTGGTGAAACCTTAGATAGTCCTTTGGGAACTGAGGTCGTTTTATACGATGAAGCAAAGACTGGAAATGGTCGAATGCTTATTCGTTTTTTAGATGATGAAGAACTTGCACTTACTGAAAACACTTATGCATTTATCGATGAAGCATACTATGACCCTGACCCATCTTTATCTAAGATGTCTATACGAATGGTTAGAGGAACAGCTAGGTTTGCTTCAGGTTCAGGTGCAAGAATTAGAAGTGCAAATATCAATGTAGAAACACCTACAGCACAAATAACAATAAGAGGAACAAACTTTACAACAACCATAGATGAACTCGGAAGGTCTTTGATTGTTCTTCTACCTGATGAAGACGGAGTTACACCTTCAGGTCAGATAGATGTGACTAATGATGGTGGAACAGTTACACTTAGTGAATCCTATGCAGCTACAATGGTCTCTAGTTTTGAACAACCACCAACACAACCCGTAACAATTCAAAATATTACACTTAATATAATCGACAATATGTTTATTGTCAATCCACCAACAGAAGTAAAACGTGCAATTGAAGAACAAGCACAAAATGATTTAGATTCTGACAGTGGAATACTTGACGTAGATTTCTTAGAGTTCAATGAATTAGAACAAGATACACTTGCAGACACTACAGAAGACTTAGAATACTCTGAGTTAGATATAGATATGTTAGGAGTAGATTTCTTAGTTGACCTTTTAGACGTTGTTGAAGAACTAATTAGAACTACAGAAGTTTCTTCAGATTCACAACAGGGTGGTTCAACAGGTCAAGTTGCACTTATTGGTGCAGCGATAGGATTCAATCAAGATTCACAATACAACATTTTCTTAGAAGACCAAAACATAATCTTCTATAGAGAGGTGGGGGGTAGAATTAGAATCATTTTACGACAGGACTCTGAGACTAAGATTACAACTTATGTCGATGGATACACAGGAGATATAAAACTTAATGGTGGGACAGACTCAACCATTGTTATATCACAGTTCAACTAAATATAAGGAATATATGAAAATATTTAAAGATATAAAAGTTTGGTTTGAAAAGTTTTTTGAGTGGCATGAAAACCAGTTGTGGTCTTTTGCAAGTCTATTCAAGATAGACTGGTATGTTATGTGGTGGATTGCATTTTTTGAGGGAATAGTGTTTACACTTATATGGATATGGATATTAAGTTAATAGATAAAGGTTTGTTAACCATAGGGTGGTTAATCCTACTTTCATATTGTTCAGTTGCATTCGCAGACAATGAAATTACCATTGACCAAACTGGTGGGGATAACTTTTCTTTGAATATTGAACAATATGGTGCTAAGAACGAAATCAAAATGTATGATCCATATTCTTATGTTAATGGTGCAAATATATCATTACATTTTTATCAAAACAATGATGGTTCAAATCAAAACACAATAGACCTTTGGCACTTAGATGGGTCAAATAATAGTATTCGTTGGGGTCAAGGTGGTAAACTAGACGATGCATCTGATACTACATTCTATTTTGACGGAACTGAAAGTGGTGGTCATTACGCTAACTTAGATATACATGGAAGTAATAATAATGTTGTAGGTTGGCAAGCAAACTCAGGTAATGGTGCTCACACATATAATCAATTAATCTTTAGTAGTTATAATGATGTATATG